GCTGGTGTTCTCGCTCAAATTCACAGCGAGCAGCAGGCGGATAATCAAGGATTTAATACTTGGCAAGAAGTTTTTAAACAGATTTTTAATGTTAGCGACTAGTCCACCAGCTTTCATGTGATACAAAAAAACAAAAGCTGCTCAAAACACTGGTGTAGCGGCGTTTGATGGAGGGAGGAGCAAAATCCCTCACAAATTGCTCACAAATCAATGAGTGCCTGGAACTTTCGCTCCGCTGCTTGTACGCCGCTCATTGTAGCGTGGACGTATGTGCGCATCGTGAACTGTGAATCGGTATGGCCGAGCGCTTTGCTAATATCTACCGGACTTACGCCGGCTTGGTTAAGTAGCGTGGCTTTGGTGTGCCGAAGACCGTGGGGCGTGATACGGCGTAAGCCTGCCGCCTTGATAAACTGATCCAGCTTATTACGAATGGACGTTTCGTACGTGTACACGTTGGGGCGCAGCGGGGATGCAAAAACAAACATCTTGGGTGCAAAGTCAACGCCGGCGATTTGAAACTGCACTTTGTGCCACCTGCGCAGCGCATCTAATGCGAGCCCGCCAAAGTTAACCTCGCGCACGCTAGATTGCGTCTTAGCGGGACCGACAACCAAATGCTTGCCGTTAAAAGTGAGCGTGTGATTGATTTGAGCCTTGCCGTTGGCGAGGTCTATTTCTTCCCAGCGCAGGGTGCACGCCTCACCAATGCGCATACCAGTGGCGGCAATCAGTAAAAGCGCAGTGGCCGCCCGCATATCCTTTTGGCCTGATGACTTGTCATTGAGGGTGACGCTATAAACATAATTGATGAAAGCCTTTAGCTCATCTAGTTCGTAGAAATTCTTTTTGATATGAGTCGAAGCGGCGTGCTTGCGGGGCATCTCAACTGCATCCGTTGGGTTACGGGTGACGTACTCCATACGAATCGCGTATTGAAAAAGCATGTGCAGGCACGCCTTCATGTTTCCGAGGTACACGTACTTTTGGGCTAGCTCCATGATCCACTCCTGACAGTCGTGGGGAGTGATGCAGTCGATGTGCCAGCTGCCGAACCTCGGTCCGATGTGGTTGAGCCAAATGTGCTCGATGCCGTTACTGGTGGACGGCCGCACTTGAGTGTCATGCAGCGGCTTCCACTCGGCGTAGACTTCCGCTAGTGTGGGTGACGTGTTTTTTACGCCGATATTCTGGCCGCGCTGAAAGTCGGCCTTGGCGTCGATGAGTGCCGCCTTAGCAGCGGCTTTTGTTGGAAATTTGCGTCGGTCGAAGTATTTCGCTTTGCCGGTGCGTGGATCGGTTCCGATGTAGGCGTGTACGTGCCACATCTTTTTACCTGATTTGAGTTTGTATTCTTCGTAAGTTTTAGTTTTTGACATAGTTAATCCTTTCTTTTTCGCATCCGCACGCGTTTTAAGGATTAAAGTTGGCATCACCTCCTAAAGTGAAGTAAAATTATGTATGCAAAAAGCCTGCACTTGTTGTGTGCTTTATGTCGTTGCTCATCCCACTTGCTTGCCGGCGGAGGGATGTGCTTTTTTTATTTCATGGCAAGAGATTGGCGATATTCGGGAGCGTCGGCACGTTCGCTAAAGTCGACTGTGAGGTCCTGGTATTGCTTTAGGGCTTCTTCAATTTCCGATATAGATACCTTGAAATACTCTTTTCGCATGTTGACCTTGTTAATACGTTGTTTATCAAAACGGTGATGCAGATCTGCTTCGAGCGAGTAAGCGTCATAGGAGAATATCAATGCGTGAACGTCAAATTTGAATGGCACTGATGCTGAACCCAGTTCATCAATACGATCCATTGGCTCAAGTCGACGGGTAACACCAATCTTAACCACGCCTTCTCCAAATGACCCAATATTTGAAATAATGTATACGTACCCGGCAGTAGCGTGGTCCTTTCGGAAGTCCAAGTCCTTTTGTTGCTCTTTGGATTCACTGATGTTGGTTTCAAGCTCAGCCATTGCTGCTTGAGCGTCCAGCAAATCCTGTCCTTCCAATGATGTAGCTTTTTCTTTTAGCTCAGTTAAGGCACGCTGGAAATGCTCAAGGTCCTTGGCAAGTTGCTTTTGTTTATCAGCGATTTCCTTCTGTGCTTGTTTTTCTTCTCGCTCACGGGCACGCTGCTCACGGAGTTCTTCTTTCTCTTCTTGTTTCTTTGTCTCATACTCGAAAGCTAGGTGTAATTCGTCATTCTTTAGTTCCAAGTAACGACTAGTCAATTTAATGGCGTTACCCTCATTCAATTTATTCAGCTGGTCAAACGATTTTTGAATTCGAGCTGTGACGCGGTCGAAGTTGGAATAGGTAACTTTATTGATGGCTGCTTCGCATTCCCCGTTAAATGACCGCAACAGTTGTTTAATGTTCTTCTTCTGAATGGCCTTACCCTTTGATAGGGAATTGTTAAATGTTAATGGGGAAGTAATTATTCCAGCTTCACCGGCCTTAATCATTGCCTTTTGTTCTTTACGGATACTGGCAAGTTTATCCTTGTATTCAAGAGCACTGGCAAAGGAATATTGTGGGCGATACAAACCGTAATCTTGCATGCTGATGTCATCTGTCAAGACGACAATTTCTTGCTGTAGGTTTTCACGCTTGGATTTAGCTGCGGAAACCGAAGCATTCAATTTTAGCAATTCGATTTCTTTCTCGTCGCGCTTTGAAGTGAGATTGTTGACTTCGTCGTTTAAATCACGCTTTGTCTTCTCCAATTCAACGACGGGCATCGCCTCTAGTTTTATTTTGCGTTCGTTCAACGCTTGAAGCTCTGCATTTTCTTTTTGCAGTTGTTCGATTTGCGCTCGGAACTCTTTACCTTTGAAAATATCTCCAAAACTCATTTTGATTTCCCCTAATTGAATGGCAGTTTTTAGAAAATATAATTTTAATTAGCAGAATAATGCCTGAAATGCGGAAAACTAGAAGATATCGTTCACTTTAAAAAATATCTCTTAAAAATTGCAAATTTCAGAAGTTATTCTACACGTAAATATTTGACCAGATTGCTTTAACTCTAGAAAACGTGAATTTATCTAAATGCGTCTTCGCTATCCTTGCCGGGCTTCTTCGTTAGTTTCCCGTGCGTGGCCGCTCGAACGTATTCAAGCTCAGTTCTGGGGATGTCACGGTCGATATCAATAATGTTGGGATTACGCAGGTCCTTGCGCAATTCCGCAACGAACGCTTCTTTGCTGTCGAACATCGGCTTAGGAGTTGGCTTCGGCTCTGAACCGCCGTTTAAATAATCCGCCATTTTGTCTAAGTCAGTGCGCAACGTTTCAAACTCATCCGGCGTCATTGTGTTGGGGTCCTTGCCAAAACAGAGGAATCCCTTAAATGCTTTGTGTGTATCAGTTGCGGGAAGGTCTAGGTATGCCATATTAATTACCTCGAATCGTATATTTTAATTTGTTGGTTAATGCCCAGCCTGCGGAGTCGAACCGCATCTGGGCTATTTTTAATCTGTGATGCGGAGGCCATTGCTTAAATCGAACTGATAGCCGTCATACATAAATCGTTCACCATACTCGGCCCTGTAGGCCTTCAATGCATTTTCAACACTGTCGTTGGGCACTTCCAGGTAATCAGCAATGTCAGAGATGCAGACCGCTGCATCTTTCCAGGCATTTACAAGGCCACTCAAGGGTACTAGCTGTTTGAGTGCGTATCGGCGTGCCCAGGTCTCTGATTTTCGATTAATAGGGATACTGTAATCGGCGATGTCGCCGCCGCTAACGACCTCATGAGCAACTTCCTCGGCCAAAATGGCCGTGCGCTCGCGGTAGTCGCGCTTAGCATCTATATAAATCGTTTTGTTGTGTGCAAGTCCGCCTAACTTAGGGGGCATGTGGTGAATGAACTCGTACCTGAACTGGTCGTTATCAGCCATGAATCGTTCTTGCACGTCCATAAATAATCAGTCCTTCTTACCGCGAATGGTTTTATCAATCCAGTCCATAATTGCCTTGCGTTCTTCAGGAGTAGCATCGTCGTCAATGTGTGCAGCTAAAAGTTCGTCGGAATCGTCCTCATCATCAGGTGCTTCTTGCACCGTGTTGATTTGGGCAATTTTTTTGTTTTGCTCGGATAGTTGCGCCTGAGCGTAGTTGAGAACGTTGTGCTGCCGAGTTGGTTCTAGTTGCTGTGTGACTTTGGCAATTTTGCTGACGTCATCGGGATCTTCCTGATGCTTGATTAAATCGTCAGTGGTAATGCCAAGTCCTTCAGTGATTTTGAGAATGTTGCCAACTTTTGCGTTACCGACACCTCGCTCAAGAATTGAACGGACCGTGGTGTATGGAACGCCGATGGATTCCGCAAAATTCCTCACAGATGGAAATTTTTCGTTGATTAATTTCGTTAGGTATTCCTGGCTGTCCATTTCGTTTCCTCCTATCACTATGCACAAATTCTAACATGCGAAAAATCGTATGTAAATATAATCGAACAAAAAATATACGAAAAATCGTATTGACAATGTACGAGAATTCGTATATCTTAGTGGCGTAGTCAGATACGAAAATTCGTACATCGGAAAGGAGCGATGAAATGCTGAATAACTTGTACGACGAGATGCAAAAACAGAACGTCACAATGTTGGACGTAGCAACGCTTTTGGGGGTTCGTTACCAAACGGTGTCAGACAAGATTCACGGGCGTTCTGATTTTTCATTCAATCAGGCGATGCTAATTCGGGGGCGTTTCTTCCCGAAAGAGAAGCTGGAATATCTGTTTAAAGCTAGCCGCGACAAGCAGCCAGTATAGCCCTCAACCCGCTAAGGGAGGTGATGGGTATGAAAGCACGCAAGCACATTATGACGGTATTGCACGGATACCACGTTGGCTATCTACAAAAGAATGCAATTAAGGGGGCAGCAACATGAACGAAGACAATCTCACATTTACGGTAACGCCGAAGATTGACTACAACCGCTTGGCAGCTGCTGTAGCCGAGCGGTTGGTCGACATGAACGGAACTAACCGTTGGATGCCGACAAAGCAGGCACAAACGTATACCGGCCACGGCAAGGAACTATTTGGCCGGTTTGTAATCGAGCACCAGATACCCGTGCACAGAGATGGGCGCACTAACTTTTATGATCGCCTCGATTTAGATAGGGCGATGAAGTCACTTTAATCGCATCCGCACGCGTGAAGGACTTATGGAGGTTTCAAGATGATATTTCTGATTAATGCAATTGCTTGGATCTATGCTCACCAACTAACGCTAGTTGCCGTATTCATGGCGTTTGTACTGGGTGGTGCTGCAAGTACAGTCTACAATCGCGGCTGGCGCGGCTTCATGCGCGCCTGGTTTAACTGAAGGGAGGTGAAAATGTGGAAGTAGCAACACTGTCCAGTGACCTCACCACCATTACAACAGAGGTCAAAACGTACCAACAGGTGGGTGGCCAAGCAATTTTTGAGATTGGTCGCCGTGTTAAGTGGGTCAAGGAACACGACCTCGCACATGGTGAGTTTGGCTCGTGGCTTGATTCAATCGGTCTGAATGACCGAACCGCCCGTCGGTTCATGAAGATTGCTGAAGAATTACCCGAATCGGCGACATCGCCGAAGTTGAGTACTGAAGCACTGTATCTCATTGCGACGTTGCCTGAAGACGAACGCGATAAGGAACAGCAACTCGATTCTGGTGAGAGCAAGACGCCCGATGAAATGACAGTCCGCGAACTGCGGGAAACCAAGCGAAAGCTGGAAGAATCTACTCGTCAGGTAACGGACCTATTCGCAGAGAATCAGCAGTTGAAGGCGCGTGAACCTGAAAAGGTGCGAGTACCCGTCGAGGTTAAACCAGACGATTACGAAGACCTTAAGGCGACGGCGGCCCAGCAAGCTAAAGATATTGAGTACATGAAGCGCCGCAATCAGAACTTGCAGGACACGATTCAGGATTTGAGTAGTGCGCGCGGCAAGTACGAGCAAGATTCAAAAGAGTACAAAGAACTGACCACGCGAATGAATGAGTTGCGTGGTCAAGTGAACCGGCTTGATGCCAAAAAGACGGCAGCTGTTGACATGATTAATCTCAAAGGTGAAATCAGCGAAATGCTCGACCAAATTGCACCTGATCTATACGCGATTGATTTTGCCGAATTCCGTTACGATGACCCCGCCATGCAGACGCTGCGTAGCGCCGTCGATAAAGTTGAACGTTGGACCAAGGACATGCGTCGGGCAATGCCTGACGACATAAAGGATGCGATTATCAATGGCTAAAAATGAAGTTACGACAGCCACGTCACATCAGGTATCTATACCTGCAGGTGGTGCCGCCGCCATGCTCAGGCGGTACGCGCAAAAACTCGATGATTTTGAAACTCGTAACGCGGCACTCGAACGTCGGGTGCAGAAGATGGAAGACGAAGCGCCTATCCGTCAGTACCAAGACCACCTGCTGGAGAAGGCACGGCGTAAACGGGTAGTGTACCTACTCGGTGGCAAAGCGTCTGCAGCATATAAGGACCGCGCGCTCGCGTCATCCGTGTTTCGCGCCATCATGATTGAATATCGGCGCAAGTTCGGAGTGCCCGCATACCAAGAGACACCCAAGTCCCAATATGACCGTGCGATGCATTTCTACGCAGGGTGGGAACCCAACTTTGAACTACATGAGCAAATCGAAAAAACAAATGGAGGTAGTCGATCATGACAATCGACAATAAGACGGCAAAGGCACATAGGGAAATCGTGCTCGAACCTGATGAGACGCCCGAAGTGTTTTTGGAATCACTTGGCATAAAGCGTGGACCATCAAAAAAAGCGTCTCCGCAGACACTCAAGTATGAGGTCCCTGCAGATTACGCCTTTGCTGTGCGTGGCACACTGTTTGATTATTTCCGTCGTCGTGGGGTAGCCGCGTCGGTCAACGTTGAGCACGTCTTTGCAGACGATCCAACCGCAACCGTGTACGTTCGCCTCATTACGACGGAGAACAAGTTAGGTGAGCTGCGAAGTGACATTGATGATCACTACAGTTTTGGCTAACTATGAAAAAAGTCATTGACCGGAAGAGGCCAACGACTTCGATGAATTCTGACAGCTTCATCGTAGTCCAACACTCACTTCCGGTCAACGGCTATTTTTTAGGCCTCGGCGGGCCTTTGCGGGCTTGTTATAGGTATTAAGATTCCAGCGAAACCCGGAAGTGAGGCGAGCGACAGATGCTGTATGTGCGTGAGAAAAGGACAACCGTTGGTCAGAGCTACATGGAGGTAGACATATACTCTCGGGACACGGCACAGGATGAACCAGTACGCCGGGGAACTAGGAAACGCAAAAAGAAGGTCACCCAGCCGGCACAAGCTAACCTGAACGAAAAGAACGCCCGTAGGTATCTTACTCAATTAGCAAACGGCAATTTTGCAGAAGGCGACCTGTTCGTCACGCTCACATACGCGCCAGAAAATACACCCGCTACCGAAAGAGTGGCTGAGCACCACGTGACCAACTTCTTACGAAGAGTGGCATATAGGCGAAAGAAGCTCGAATTAGAGCCACTCAAATACATCTTAGTTACAGAGTATAAGCAAGATGAAGAAGGACGACTTACGGGTCGGCTGCATCATCACTTGCTGATGTCGGGCATGGATCGGGACTTGCTGGAGTCGTTGTGGGCAGAACGTAAGAAGCCTATTGGGTATGTACGGACGCAGCGCCTGCACCCTGATCGCTCTGAGACGGGTAATGGCATTGAGCGGCTAGTGACATACATCACTAAAGACCCCAAAGGACGCAAACGTTGGAGCAGTTCGCGAAACTTGAAACGGCCGGTCGAGACGAAAAACGACCATAAGTATAGCCGCAAGAAAGTGCGACTCACTGCTGAAGACCAGGCGGCCGGTTACATGTTCTACAGCGCAAAGTATCCGGGGTGGGAGATTGTGACACCCATTGAATATCGGCTCAACGAGTTGACTGGCGAGTGGGCTGCATACCTTAAGATGTGGCGACGCCAAGAAAAAATTAGGAGATAAAACAAAATGCCAGAAAAGAATTTGTACTACAAAGTAACCATGCGAACGGGCCAGGTGTTTTAGGGAATGGCTGTTAAGACTGACCAGGTTGATGGAGTGTTCCGCATTACACGTGTCGATGGCCGTGAACTGCGTCTACTGTCGTCCGCAATTGAAAAATTACACTTGGAGCCGAGGTAGTAGCTATGTCTGAATTTTTGATTGATTTGGGTGTTCGTATTAAACGAGCTCGTGAAGATGCACACATGGAGCAGATTGAATTGGCAGAGGCGCTGAGTACATCACGCGACAGTATTAGTCACTGGGAACACGGTGACCGCAATGTCACGGTGTACACGCTAGCCAAGATTGCACAGGCCACGAATCGGCCAGTGTGGATGTTGATGCCGGATTTGGAGGACGATTAGATGGACATACTATTTGAGATTCTGCGAATTGCTGCAGGTGGGTTACTGATCATGTTTCTGTGGGGTGCAGTTTTAGGTGTTATCACTCTGTGGGAAATGAGGGTTGATTCACGGGCAAGTCGTTTTACATTGGTTGCTTTTTGGATTGTGACTGTACTAGTCGTGACTGGTAGCCTGCTGTTTATAGCTGCAGGAGGGCTGAAATGAAGAAAATAGCCAAGCTTTTGTTCACAATCTTCATGCTTCTGCTGGTCATTAATTTTTATCAGATGATTTGGGACATGTTGAGTATGCAGCTTATTCCTATGTGTTTATCGGGGATGAGTGTGATTGGGTCATTGTTTGGTGCGTGGTTTGCCAGTTTGGAAATTGACCAATGAGATTGGAGAAAATGAGATGGAAGTGGACGTTGACACCATTAACAAGTTGCTTGGGGTTGATGAACAATTCAAAGCGCCAACAGCAATGATGCACATTGTGTTTAATCGAAAACGTCGCGAAGCACTGTTTGAATCTATTCTAGAGTTGAATTGTGATTTGTCGTTTGACATGTTCCGCAAATATTTTGAGGCTAGCCAGGCTGACCGTAAGAAACTCAAGCAGGATTTTACGCCCCAGGGTGTCATCAATGTACTGAATCACCTTGCGCCGCAGGGAAACACCTATTACGAGGTGGCAGCAGGAACCGGTGGTATTCTCGTGAGTCATTGGTGGCACGATTGCCTGGAAGAAAGTCCAATCTGGTATTTACCCAGCAATCATTTGTACGTCGTCGAAGAAATGAGTGACGCAGCCATTCCGTTCCTTTTGGCCAACTGCATGATTCGGGGGATGGACGCGATTGTGGTGCACTGTGATGCACTGGAGCGTACAGCAAAGCAGGTTTACTTCGTACAGAACGATGAAGATGACCTGCTGAAGTTCAGCAGTTTGAATGTAATGCCACACACGGACGCTGTGGCTCGCCAATTCGGTATTCGTAAGTGGCTTGAACCCGCCAAGGAGCACATCGAATCTAGTCTAAAGCGTGGACGTGTGCTTGAGGCAATGGATAAATTGAGGGCGGGTGATCCAGATGCTGTTTAGCAGTTATTTCAGCCAATGGGTCCATACCTACAAAACAAATACAGTACGTCCGGTTACGCTGCGTAAGTATCAGAGCAATCTCAAGATTATTAAGAAAATGCGTCCGGACTGGGAACTGGAAGACGTGACGCGTGGCGATTATCAGCAACTCATTAATGAATTTGCCGCTACGCATCAGCATGCAACCTGCATGGACTTTCATCATCAGCTGCGTGGGTCGTTTCAGGACGCATTTGATGAAGGACTCATTCAACGTGACCCCACCAGTCGTATCAGTATTGGCGGAGTACGGGCACCGAAGAAAGACCTGGTCAAATACCTTGAGAAAGATGACGCCAAGAAGTTCATTAAGGACTTGAATGGCGATAAGGAACTCAACTGGGACACCTTCTTGCTACTCATGATAAACACGGGGATGCGTTTTGCTGAAGGCCTGGCACTCACGCCGAATGATTTTGATTTCAAAGTGCCCGAAATCCACATCACAAAATCATGGGATTACAAATCTAAGCCAGGGACTAAGAAAGACAGATTCCAACCCACTAAGAACAAATCATCGATTCGTACCATCTCGCTAGATTTAAAGACTGCCTGGGTGATTAAGCCATTAATCGAGGACTTGCCAGGGGATGTGCCAATATTCCCGCAGCTCAATGCTGAAAATGGTCACCGAATATTTGACTCGACTGTGAATGACTTGATTCGCCGACATTGTCGTCATGCGGGTATTCCTAAGTTAACGGGTATTCACGCACTGCGGCACACCCACGCCTCTTTACTAATTGCTAGCGGCGTCAGCATTCAAGCAGTCGCAAAACGTCTAGGACATGCTAATACGAGCACGACGCAAAACACTTACGTACATTTGCTGAAGTCAACTGAAGAGGAAGCTAACGAACAAATCACCAGCATTTTAGTGAATATGTAGGTGTCGTCATGGGTGGGAAAGCTTGGAATGAAGAGCGGATTCAATTGCTACTGAAAAATCTGATTATGGATCCGGACACAAACGCTGTGCTCAACAAGCCTGAAATTGGATTACTCATGGGAGTGTCTGGCGGCGCTATCGAGGTGGAAATAACCAAGTTGATAAAGGCCGGCAGAATTCCACGATATAACCGGCGGGCACAGTTAGAACCGTATCGGCGTATCTATACAACCACTGAGATTAAAAGAATTATTGCAATGTTTAATGCTGGTGCATCTGTGAAGGATGTTGCCTACCGGTTCGGACGTACGCCAAAAGGAATTAGTAATTTGCGCGACCAGCTTCGTAGTGACGGCTTGATTAGTCCGCGGTTTATGCCCTGGACGGACGCCCAGCTTTGGCTACTGATTCATGATGCCGTGCTTGACGATAGCGGCATTGTGACTAATTACCATTATCTGGCACAACGAACGGGGCACCCAATTGGTAGTTGCAAGGACAAACTAGTAAATCTCCGTAAACAAGGACTAGCGCCAAAGCCACGCCGGAAGGGAGCGCCTGATGCCACGCTAGAAGTAGCAAAGAAACAGTCACGTACTTTGTGGTTGCACATTCGAAATAAAGTTTGAAGGAGTGATTCAAATGACAAAACCGCAGGAAGTAGCAGAGCGTGAATGGGTACAAAAGAACTGCTTAGTCTGTCACTTGCCATTCAATGTTGGCGAGCTAGAGGACGGCACACGCGCTCGCATTATCCAATCAGGACATGTGGGTTACCTGTCTACGTATAATCCACGGACGGGTAAAACAAGTTTCGAGCCTACGTTAGAGTGTTTCGCCTGTCACCGACCACTAACAGATTTGAGTAAGATTGGAGAAATCGATGATGAGTAGCACTAATAAAATTGACATTATGGGCCTCAAAAATGGGGCTGTTGGCGTTGAATTTGACCGCGCCGTTGATAAAATCATGCGTAACATTTTTGACGCCAATACGGATCGGACAAAAAAACGCAGGTTGCAGATCAATATTGATTTTGTGCCCGATGCAGAATTGCGGACGGTACATGTGGACGTGTCTATGAAGAAGACGCTAGGTGAGCCACAGCCGGTCGGTGCTTCTCTCATTATGGGTAAGGACATGCAAGGTCGTATTAAAACGCGTGAGTTGAAATCAACAGTCCCTGGTCAGGAATACATTGACCCTGATACAGGCGAGTTGCGGCACGATGACGGCACCTTAGTGGACGATGACCAGGATGGCGCGCCAATTAATCTAAACAATTACAAGAAAGCTAAAGGGGACAACTAATCATGGAAGAAATGGGCAAAGAAACTCTGCAGTACGTAAACGAATTGGCAATTACTGCTGCTAAAAATCGCGTCATTAAAGAAGATGGGAACGGTCAGACACTCTTGATTGGTGGGGATGGCACACCACACCTGTTCATCCCCCAAAACAAAGTGAAGGAGGAACTGCGGGTGCACACGCTTGGTGCGTTGTGTGACTACATCCTTAACACTAATGAGCGTAAATGGGCGCGTCTGATTATCCAGGTCACCGACCCGGATAACGTTGAACTGTTTGGTGAGGTCGATGAGTATGGCCGACGTGAGCACCTCGTGTCTGTGCGAGCTATTCACCCGAACTTTGCGTATGAAAAATGGATTGATCCTGAAACTTTCGTCATCCAGCTAAGCTCGATGTTTGTTCCAGGAGACAACGTGAACCTGCTACTGAAGGTCGTGGGGAACCTTGAAGAGAAGAACGCACGAACTGCAGAAGATGACGGGGTTAGTCAGGTTGTTGCAGCTAAGACCGGTGTAGCCACGAAGGCAGATGTCATTGTGCCATCACCAATCGAGCTTGCACCCATGCGTACTTTTGCTGAGGTTGAACAGCCGGAAAGCAAATTCATTTTCCGACTGCACGAAGGACCAACTGCAGGGCTTTTTCCTGGTGACGGTGGTCAGTGGCGAAATGACGCAATTCGTAATATTGCAGAATTTCTGTGTGACCGTCTGGACGGTGTCTTAGACCGTGTAACTGTTCTAGCATAAGGAGGCACTACGATGAGCGAAGCCCTACAACCAAATCGTCAACGCTGGCATGTAACATATGAAAACAAAGTAATTAGTAAGAGAAACGGCAAGCGTGTTGAAGATTGGGAGCTAGAAAAAATTCGGATTACTTTGATGATTGGTAACAGGCCACACATCGACCAGAGTACTGGCTGGCTTCATGTGGGACCCATGAGCATTAACTGTCATGGAATTCGGCATGCTAAGGTAATGGCGAATGGTGATCCTTTTTACGACGACCGGTATCCAGAGGCACTGCTGTGAGAAAACGAGGCCGATTATGTGAAAAAAGAAAAGCACGCATGCGTCGGCAATCAAGAATGACAAACTTTCGGCAAAGTGTGCGGCCGATACAGCTTATTACATGATGGGTGCGTGCGGTGAGGACGAAATTTTGAGGATTAAGGTAAGCGACGATGAGGAATAGAGTGAACGGCAAGGTGCCAGTGCCGCGGGAAGTGGGGGAGTACATCAATCGACTTCACCGCGAACACGACGATGACCTCATCCCGTACGGACTGTATTTCATTATGGGCGATATTGCGCGGCATCTGAATATGGACAACGCCCCGGATGTGGAAGCAGAGAATTGGATTATAGATTACTCTGACAAGTTCGCTGAGGCTTGGAATCACGGCTGGTACGCGGAGGAAGGCGCGGAATGAAAATGGTGAGTAACGGCGATGTCGCCGGTTTGAGGGCATAAAAAAACGAAACCGTCTCCGGCCCGCCTAATCATTCTCATGGATGCTCATAACATTATTTTGCCAAGCGATTAGGGAGGACTGGTACTGTGGAACTTTTACCCATCAATGAAAAAAAGAGCCGAATTGCCGCTGAGATCATACTCAATCAATATCGGCTTAAACGTAGCGTGGCTAACATGCCAGTCGCACCTATTGTCACTAGCGGATGGGGTGATGGTACACCTGCCTCAACTGCATCGCGCCAATATTATGCGCAACAGCGTGAAGAAGAAATGGAGCGCGCGCAACGCTTCTGTGATTGGTGTGATCGGTGTATTGAGTCACTGCCACGTGCTCGGCATCAGAAGCTACTCCGTGTGCGGTATTGTGAGGGGATTGAGCAGGAACAGGCAGATACTGCAGCTATGGGTGAACTGGACGTATCGTCTAGCACGTATTTCAAGTTGAAGTATGAGGCACTACTTGCCATCTCATACTTTCTGGGCGTCCGTGTTCCATGAAAGCTGAAAATGCTCGGAGTTAAACTGGAGAAAATACGGAGTTTTTTCGGAGGACAACTGTATTAGCGAGGGCGTATTCTTGTATCGTACCAATTTGTAAGACAACAGGTGCTTCGAAATCACTCCAGGTTGTTGAAGAATTAGTGAGAGACCGTGATGCTGCAACTAGTTCCGGGGAAGTTCTAGGCCAGGTTGAATTCCTGGACACGGTCATTGCAGTACGCACATGCTGCATAGAGCACGTCACGGACGACGTGCTAGCATCCGTCCGGCCACACCGGTTTAGACCGTTGCGTGGGTTCGACTCCCACGGGATGCATTACCGGACACCTTCTCACCGGTAAGCCTCAACTTAGAGGGAAAACATTTTAGCTTGACTGTTAAGATTGGCGGCTATTGCATATCGTGTTACTGCCTGACCGGATCGCAACCGGCTCCAGGCTCCGACTGCTGATGCTAACGGCTGCGATACATACTCGCCCACTATCCGGGATCTGATGGGTGAGGTAGTACTAATAGACGCCCGCTTACGGGCCACAGGACAGCGTTCAGCCTGTCAGTGCGAAAACTGAACGGCAATGGCGGTTATCAAAGCGGCAGCATCTCTACGGGGACTACCGCGCCGCCTATACATACCGCGGCGGAAGACGCGGATGTTTCAAGAATGAGAGTCGCCCTTGGGCGGCTATTTTATTTGCGATGATGAGTGGTCACGGATACTGCCAGGCTATTTGTTGTGTGAAGTTCGGGAACTGTTAGAGTACCCCCCAGTAGTCACTAGTCTTCGGAGGTGATAGCATGCGCGCAGACAAACAAGGAGCACACCGGGTGGCGTTCGAGAAGAACAAGCGCATCATCCTGAAGACGCAGAATGTTTGTGGCATTTGCGGGCGACCGGTTGATAAGCGCATCAAGGCTCCTGATCCAATGAGCCCTGTGATTGACCACATCATTCCCATTAATAAGGGCGGCCATCCGTCAGACATCAGCAACCTGCAGCTAGCGCACTGGACCTGCAACCGGCAGAAGTCGGACAAGCTGTTCAAGGAACCTCAAAAAGAGACCAAGACACTTGGCAATCGTAACTTGCCACATAGTCTTAATTGGGCAGCCTACAGATCTTAACGCGGTTGGGTATGGTTTTTGGAAGGGGGGTATGCCCCCTCCCCGGGCCCAGCCCCGACATTCACGCCGTCACTGTACATTTTTTCTCACGCCAACACGTTAAGGAGTTGATTAAATGACTTTATATGGGATGGAATACCTACGTTCGAAGCTAATTCGACATCAATCACGGGTGAATATGCGCTACAAGCAGTATGCGATGAAGTTCATCGACCGGGAAGCGGGGATGACGATTCCAAGTAAGATTCGGGGCCGTTATCGGTCAATCCTGGGGTGGTGTGCAAAAGGTGTGGATAGCCTTGCTGACCGACTAGTTTTCCGAGAATTTGCTAATGATCAGTTTGATGTTAACGAAATTTTTGCGGCTAACAATCCGGACGTCTTTTTCGACAGTGCGATTTTGTCGGCGCTGATTGCATCTTGCTCATTTGTTTATATTTCGAAAGGAGCAGATGGCGAAGTTAGGCTGCAAGTCATCGAGGCAAGTAACGCAACCGGTATTATTGACCCAATCACAGGAATGCTAACTGAAGGATATGCGGTCCTTAGTCGTGATGACCACGGTACGGTTACTGTCGAGGCTTATTTCACTCCTGAAGTAACCGTGATTCGTTACAGTGACCGACACATTGAAGACCAATATATCAGTAATCCAACAGGACACCCGTTGCTGGTGCCAATTATTCATCGACCTGATGCCGTCCGGCCGTTCGGTCGTTCGCGCATCACGCGTGCGGGGATGTATTACCAACGCTATGCGAAGAGGACGCTCGAACGAGCTGACGTTACCGCTGAATTTTACTCGTTCCCACAGAAGTATGTTGTGGGGCTTAGTAACGATGCGGAGCCGCTGGACAGCTGGAAAGCAACTGTGTCTTCAATGCTGCAGTTTACGAAGGACGATGAAGGTGATAGCCCCAAACTCGGCCAGTTCACCACATCCTCAATGTCCCCATTTACGGAACAGTTGCGTACTGCGGCCGCGGGTTTTGCGGGTGAGACGGGCTTAACAATGGACGATCTTGGCTTTGTTTCTGACAATCCTTCGAGCGTTGAAGCGATTAAGGCTAGTCACGAGAACTTACGGTTGGCCGGTCGTAAAGCACAACGTTCACTCGGGTCGGGCTTGCTCAATGTCGCTTACGTCGCAGCTTGTCTTCGTGATGATTACAAATTTAAGCGTGAACAGTTTGCTCTAGCTACGCCAAAGTGGGAGCCACTATTTGAAGCCGATGCGAACTCCCTTAGTTTGATTGGTGATGGGGCCATCAAGATTAATCAGGCAATTCCGGGATTCATCGATGGGCAAACCATTCGCGATATTACAGGAGTTAAGGGGGCGGATACCAATGGCGGAGGATATAGTGCCCAACCTGCTGCAAACGATCAACCAACAGTTTGATGCAAAGGCGAAGAATAGTACAAAGTTAAAATCTGCGGTCAAAGCGCTCCAGTCCAAAAAAGCCACATATCGGGATGTGAACGAATATGCGATTGAGGTTGGTAATATTCTAGCTGATACGTTAGGCACAAACATTGAGGCAGCGGTACTTCCTGATGGTAAGATGTACTTCAACATTGCTGACCGATTGTTGAACGAAACGCTCCAGAAAAATTTTGATTTGATTTCCGGCTATGCTGATGATGTACAGTCACTGCTCAACGAACAAGCAGGATTACACTTAGAGGTCCAACATCCAGAATTTAACAAAGAAAAAGTTGCAGGAATTGTTAACCGCATATCGTCCGAAGATGATTTTGATGATATCAAGTGGATTACAAGTGATCCTATTATTAATTTCAGCCAGAGTGTAGTTGATGATTACGTAGATGCAAATATTGGCTTCCAGTCAAAAATCGGATTGAATCCACTGATAACACGGCGGTTGATGGGGCGTGCATGTAAATGGTGTAACAACCTTGCCGGCACTTATAACTATGGTGAAGAACCGCATGACATTTATCGTCGCCATGAAAATTGTCGTTGCATTGTTGAGTACAATCCGGGTACTGGCAAGAAACAAAATGTGCATTCGAAACGATGGAAGGACACTGATAAAAATGATAGAATCAGGTTAGATAAACAACTTGCTCAAGCTTCGGTAGGTAAGGAATTTGTGAATAGCAAACACAGTCGAATTCGTAAGAGTGAGCGACAAATTAGCGATGAAGATATTTCCAAAACGCTAAGTGAGCCGCTAAAGACCTTCCCGATTAAAACTGATGACCACGGTTTGCACAGCCAAAAAATAATCGGTGAGCAAACGACAGTTGTAATTAATCCGGACACCAAAAAGATAATTACAACTTATCCAACCAAGAGTCGCAACCGTAAAAAATACATGAAGGAGGATGATGCGTAATGTTTCAATCAAGGTTTACTCAGCAACAGACCGAATTACTGCATAAGTACGACGGCAATCTGAATTTAACTGAACCGTTATCTGATGATGATCTTGCTGACATTCAGGACGCTGCGGTAGATATCCTTCAACTTCATGGTATTGGAAGTGACGATGAGGTTAATGCAATTGGACTCATTTGCGAGGATATTATTGATCTTACTGGGGATAATGATTAGCCTAGTAGTGTCATTCCACTTTGGAGAGTGATGAATTATGTTCTCGAAAGGCCAAGTTGATTTTATGTGTATGTACGGTATTAAAAAGAGTCGAGAGCCGAAAAATATATGAAGGATAACACTGTCAATGATTTGTTTAGCACCGACTAAGTCTGGTGCTATTTTTGTACTCTCAATTGACCTAAGCATGTCACTAAACTGCGGATGATTGAAGGAGGATTACTATGACTACTCAAGTACGGCTTGGGAATCAACATCCTACTCAATCGGTAATTCTTCCATATTCTGATAGTAAGTATCGTGAGGCGATTGAAAAGTACGAAGATTCTGGGCGAACTGCCCAGGAGTGGCAAACAGAATTATCCAAGCATATCCTTGCGGTGAATGATGATGGTTTGTGGACGCACACAAAGTTTGGATATTCATTGCCTCGCCGAAATGGGAAAAATGAAGTCGTCGTGATTCGTGAGTTGTACGCGCTATTCGATGGTGAACAGGTATTGCATACAGCACATCGAACCACAACGAGTCACGCTTCTTGGGAACGGCTGCTGAAGATACTCGATAAATCACACGTGAATTACGAATCACTGAAGGCAGTGGGCCGCGAACGCATTGAGTTACCTGATACGGGTGGACGTGTCGAATTTCGCACGCGAACCTCGACAGGTGGCCTTGGGGAAGGCTTTGACCTGCTAGTGATTGATGAAGCGCAAGAATACACCACTGACCAGGAATCAGCGTTGAAATACGTTGTTTCCGACTCCAAGAACCCACAAACAGTGTTCTGTGGGACGCCGCCCACGCCGTTATCTAGCGGTACTGTTTTTGTGGGGATGCGCAACAATGCCCTTGAAAAACACCCGGACAATGTTGGATGGGCAGAATGGGGCGTTGAAGATGAGTCCGACGTCAATGACCGTGAACTTTGGTACCTTTGTAACCCGTCGTTGGGAACAATCATGTCTGAACGTTCGGTGCAAGATGAGGTGGGGCCCGATACAGTCGATTTCAACATTCAGCGGCTGGGATTGTGGATTAAGTACAACCAAAAGTCGGCGATATCCGCTAACGAATGGAATCAACTTAAGGTGCAGTCGTTACCGGTGCTGCACGGGAAGCTATTCGTGGGTATCAAGTATGGCAACGACGGGACGAACGTTTCGATGAGCGTAGCAGTGCGTACGTTATCGCGTAAGGTGTTTGTTGAAACGATTGATTGCCGGTCAATCCGTAACGGTAACCAATGGATCGTTAATTTCTTGCGAACAGCTGATGTAGAGTCTGTCGTGATTGATGGCGCAGCAGGTCAAGCCAATCTTGCTGCAGAGATGAAAGACTTTGGTCTCAAAGCGCCAATCTTGCCAACTGTGAAAGAAATCATCAGTGCAAATGCGCTTTGGGAACAATCAATTTATCAGCAGCATTTACGCCATAGTGGTCAACCGTCACTCACCGAAGTTGCTACTAATTGTCTGAAGCGAAATATCGGGTCTAATGGTGGATTCGGGTACAAATCACAGTATGACGATATGGATATCAGCATTATGGACAGTGCTTTGTTAGCACATTGGGCTTGCAGTAGTGTCAAGCCGAAGAAAAAACAAGTAGTTCGTTATTAAAGAGACCTCAGTGTAGGTCTTTTTTTAATTACCGATACCACCGGGTAAGTGGGAGAAAGGACGTTAAAAATGTCTGAATTTACACCAATTGAAAGTCAAGAAGCACTGAACAAAATTATCGAGGCCCGCCTTGCGCGTCAGAAAGAATCATTTGATGCGAAGTACGGTGACTATGATAAAACCAAGACGCGACTGGCGGAATTGGAAACTGCAGGGGAAGCATCCAAAGCCGCGAAGGCTAAGGATGCCGAAACCATCGCCAGCCTGCAAAAGCAGGTGTCCGGATTTGAGACCGCAAGTCTACGGACAAAGATTGCACTCAAAAACGGGTTGCCATACGACCTTGCCGATCGTCTTATCGGGGATGATGAGGCAAGTATCCAGGCGGATGCAGAGCGTCTTACTAGTTTCGTTGGTACGCCAAAGCAGCCGGTACCACCGCTCAAAGATCCCAACATGAACGACAAAGCTGGGAGCAATGGCGCGTACAAATCATTACTGGAAAGTCTTAATCTAGAAGGAGAATAAATTATGGTTATGCCAAATAAGGAAAGTCTTTTTGATCCAACACTCGTTACCGACCTTATCAACAAGGTTAAAGGCAAGAGTTCGCTTGCGGTATTGTCGAAGCAGGAACCCGTACCATTTAACGGGGCTAAGGAATTCACTTTTGTATTGGATTCTGATGTTGATGTCGTTGCCGAAAATGGCAAGAAAACTGAAGGCGGCGCAACGGTTGACCCACTTAAAATTCTGCCAATTAAGGTGGAATATGGGGCACGTTTCTCCGATGAGTTCCTAATCGCAACCGACGAAGAAAAGATTGGCATCCTTCAAGCGTTTAATGATGGCTTCGCCAAGAAGCTTGCACGTGGCCTTGATATCATGGCATTTCATGGAACCAACCCACGTACCAAGCAAGCTTCTTCAGTTATTGGCGAGAATCACTTCGACCAGAAGATTACGCAAGCAGTAGCTTTTGATAAGGCCGACCCTGACCGTAACGTTGAATCCGCTGTTGCGCTCATTCGTGCAAATGAAAATGATATTACGGGGATGGCGCTTGACCCAACGTTCTCATCTGCACTTGCAGATATGCGGACCGGTACTACGACCAACCAACGGTTGTTCCCTGAACTAGCCTGGGGTGCAAATCCAGGAGCAATCAATGGGATGTCAGCTGATATTAATTCAACCGTGACTGCCGGTTCTAAGGACGTTGCAGTTATTGGGGACTTCGCCAACATGTTCAAGTGGGGTTACGCGAAGCAGATTCCACTTGAAGTGATTCAGTACGGTGACCCTGACAACAGTGGGCATGACCTTAAGGGCTACGGTCAGGTATACCTTCGTTCCGAGGTCTACATCGGTTGGGGTATCCTGGACGCCAACAGTTTCGCACGTATCACCACCGATGATGGTGCGGAGGGAAACGCCTAGTCCCGCCAGCAGGAGTAACCACCAAGCTCAACAATAATGGCGACATTGTCGTTGATTGGGAACCTGATGACGGGGTATCACATGTTGTACATTATGGCCCAGCAAATGTAACTGATGCGTCTGCAGCTGTGTTCATGGGTTACAGTGAATCAAACGAATTTGTACTGTCGGCTGCGGACATGCCTAAACATAACGCTGGTGACACAATCAGCTTTTGGGTTCAGGCATTCGATGCAGTTGGTCAGGGCGACGATGACCTTGCAAAGGCCGAGGAACTTAATACTGGTAAGCATCTAGGTTCAGAATGGTCCGAAGTTTCAGTCGTTTCGTTTGAATAATTTGATGAGGAGGAAAATTGCATGAAGTATCGTAATACCAAGACGGGAGTTACCGTCACTGTTGCCTCGCGAATTATTGGTGGCGATTGGGTGGAAGTTGTACCGCAACAAGTACGTCCAGTTGTTGCCGAAAAAGCAACCGTGCCCGCTAAAAAGGCGACGGTCCAAGCTTCTCCAAAACCAACTCCGGTTGCCACTATGGGACCGACAAAATCTGATGGCAGTTTTGAAAATACTACGGTTAAACAGATTAAGCAGGAGCTTGATGCAATGGGCATTAAGTATAGTCAAACTGCTAAAAAGCAAGAGCTGTATGACCTAATGATGGGGAAGTGATAGCATGGTCGATTTTGCCACGTCTGCCGACGTTGAAAGCTTGTGGCGAGTGCTGAAGCCTGACGAAGAATCGAGGGCAGGGGCATTGCTAAAAGTTGTGTCTGATTCTTTACGGGAAGAAGCAGCTAAAGTGGGCAAAGACCTGGATGCAATGATTAAGGAACGGCCCACGTTTGCGGCTGTGGTTAGGTCTGTGACGGTTGACGTGGTTGCACGTACTCTTATGACTTCGACAGATCAAGAGCCCATGACACAGTCTTCAGAGGGCGCACTGGGCTACACTTGGTCAGGCTCCTACTTGGTGCCTGGTGGCGGTTTGTTCATCAAAAATTCGGAGCTTGCACGGCTTGGCCTACGTCGGCAGAGATACGGGGTGATTGACTTTTATGGCGAACATTAAAGGCATCACAGTAACGTTGATTGACAAGGTTGAGCAAGGACCAGACCCACTTGGGCAGTCTGTATACGAGGATACCGAAATAATGGTGGACAATGTCCTGATTGCGCCGACGTCGGCAACCGATGTACTCAACGCGCTTAATTTGACCGGACGTAAGGCTGTATACACGCTAGCAATCCCTAAAGAGGATACCCATGATTGGGAGGACAAAGAGGTTCGCTTCTTCGGACAGCGGTGGCGCGTATTCGGTATTCCACTGGAAGGTATCGACAAATTGATTCCACTCGACTGGAACAAGAAAGTGACGGTGGAACGATTTGGCTAAACAAGGTTTTGTACTGAATCGAAATGCTGTTGCTGAATTGATGAAGTCCGAGGCAATGCAGGAAATTCTAGCGAAGCGCGCTGATGAAATCCGCGGTCGTGCCGGTACCGGGTACGGTCAGGATACGTATGTTGGTAAAAATCGTGCGAATGCCATGGTTTTTGCGGATACGTACGATGCAAAACGGGACAACCTTAAGAACAACACTCTACTAAAGGCGGTGAGATAAGTGATTGAATTGACAATGAAGAACTTTCTGGACGGTCACTTGTCGGCACCGTCCTTTTTTGTTTTACCGAATAACTTACCATCGCGGTATGTTTCGGTTGAACGCACGGGTGGCGGAGAGCAAAACCATTTACTATCCGGTACATTTACATTCCAGAGTTATGCTGATTCGCTTTACGATGCGGCGATACTCAACGATGAAGTGAAGAGCACAGTTGATCATTTGATTGAACTAGATGAAATCCGTTCGGTTAAGCTCAACAGCGATTACAACTTCACTGATACCACAACTAAAAAATTCCGATATCAGGCTGTCTATGATATTGGATATTACTAAGGAGAGATAACATGTCGGATTCAAACAACGTTTCCACCGCTAAACCAAAAGTTGGCGGTGCCATTTATTCGGCCCCAGCCGGGACCGCGTTACCTACGGATGCAACATCAGTTTTAGATAAGGCGTTCGTTGGTCTCGGGTACATTTCCGACGATGGTCTGAGCAACAAAAACACGCCATCGTCAGACAAGATTAATGCCTGGGGCGGAGATACCGTGGCAGTTGTCCAGAAGGAAAAGGAAGATGAGTTTACCTACACGCTGATTGAAGCACTCAATCCAGATGTGCTTAAGGAAGTTTATGGACCAGATAACGTTACTGGGACTTTGGATGCGGGCATTAGCATTAAGGCTAACGCCACACCACTACCAGCTCATGTGATTGTTGCAGATACTATCCTTAAGGGTGGTGTACTGAAGCGTATTATCGTGCCCAACGGTCAGGTTTCTGAACTCGGTGAGGTGAAATACGGTGACGAGGACGCTATCGGATACGAGACGACGCTCACAGCGATTCCGGACAGTGATGGTAATTCTCACTACGAGTACATTGCAAAGCCAACAACGACCGCAGAGACACCAGATGCAGGGGGTGAGAAGTAATGCTCAAAGGTAAAACTAGTACTGGCTTCAAATACCAGCTTGAAGATGCGCAACTTGACAACTACGAGTTGCTGGAATCATTTGAAGAGTTGGATGACAATCCGATGATTCTTCCACGCGTTCTTAAGATGCTGTTTGGTAAGCAGCAAATTAACGAGCTCAAGGAGCATGTTCGAAACAAGCAGGGAATTGTACCTGCGCAAAGCATGATGAATGAAATTCAGGAAATGTTCGAGGGTAATGCCACTCTAAAAAAATAGTGACCCTCGCTAGGATGATTGCCACTGACGAAGATGCACTGATTTGTGATTTTGCAGAGACATACCATATTTTTGATTACAAGCAGCTGCCGATACCCTTGGCAGCTGTTTTTGCGTGTGGGTTGCATGATGACGCCCGCATTATGCTGCGTATGAGTGGACAGACGGTATCAATCGAAACGCTACTGACTGCACAGATTACTGACGGCATTAACCTGCTGCTTTGGACAAAAACGGAGGATGCCGAAAAAGGTAAGAATCGACCTAACTCGATTGTTGCGTCGTTAATGGGCGAAAGCGGTAGTAAAACAGATGATGGTGGGTATGACTCAGGTGCAGACTTCGAACGAGCAAGGCAAATGCTTCTTAACAAAGGGGGTGACAGCTAATGGCGACAGAATTGGGCCAAGCTTACGTGCAGATTATGCCTTCAGCCAAGGGCATCTCCGGGCTCATCAAAAAGCAGCTTGATCCAGAAGCGTCTTCCGCCGGTTCAAGTGCAGGTGGGCTGATGGGCGGCAAACTGGTAGCGATGGTTAAAGGCGCCATTGCTACAGCCGCTATTGGTAAAGCATTTTCTGCGTCCATGCAAGAGGGGTCAAAACTGCAGCAATCTCTCGGTGGTATTGAAACCTTGTTTAAAGGGTCGGCGTCCAAAGTTAAAGAGTATGCAAATCAGGCGTACAAAACGACTGGCTTGTCGGCTAACGGATACATGGAAAACGTCACAAGCTTTTCTGCATCTCTGTTGCAGTCTATGGGTGGTAATACTGCCAAGGCTGCGGACAAGGCAAATATGGCGATGGTTGACATGTCTGATAACGCGAACAAGATGGGGACCAACATTGGTGACATCCAGAATGCATATCAAGGCTTCGCCAAACAAAACTATACAATGCTAGATAACCTGAAACTTGGTTATGGTGGCACGCAGGACGAAATGAAGCGACTACTCACAGATGCAACGAAGATTAGTGGCGTGAAATACGACATGAGTAATCTGAGTGACGTCTACAGTGCTATTCACGTAATTCAAGGAAATCTCAAAATTACTGGGACTACCGCTAAGGAAGCTGCCACGACATTCGCGGGGTCATTTGACTCGATGAAAAGCTCGGCGCAGAACGTGATGGGAAAGCTTGCTCTGGGAATGGATATCGGTCCTGATCTAAGAGCGCTGGCTCAAACCACTTCGACATTTCTGTTTCAAAACTTCATTCCGATGATTGGCAATATTCTTAAAGCGTTGCCAAGTGCAGTTGTGACGTTCGTGTCTGTTGCGGCTCCTCAATTTATGAGTGCGGGAGCTAAGCTGCTGTCACAGCTTGGCAGCGGTGTTACCACGGGGATACCAATGTTCATTACCTCATTTCAGAGCATGATTACTGGTGTGTCTACTTGGTTGACTGCCAATATGCCAGCTTTTCTCAGCATGGGTGTGAAAATTCTGTCTAATATCATAAACGGGATTTTGCAATCATTACCTGGACTGGTGTCAGTTGTGGGTACATTAATCACTACGTTCGCCACGTTCATCATGGTAAACCTACCTAAAATTTTAGCTGCTGGGAAAAATCTGCTGTTGAATCTGATTGATGGGATTATTGCTAACCTACCTGCGTTAGGTAATAGCGCCATTCGTGCTATCAGTAAATTCATCAATACCATCACAGCAAACTATCCTAAGTATTTAGCGTCAGGGGCTAAAATGCTGCAGTCATTAGTGCTGGGGATTCTTCAACGATTACCGAGCTTGGTTGCCGCTGTAGTGACGATTGTCGCCAAGTTTGCGGCGATGATTGTGTCCAAGCTCCCTCAGCTCCTTGCAATGGGTGGTAAGATGCTGGTCAGCCTAGTTTCTGGGCTGATTCGGAGCTTACCTAAACTAGTTTCGACTGCTGCCAAAATTGGTAGCAGCATCATCAACGAGTTGAAAAAGGTTGACCTGCTCAAGGTTGGCGAGAACCTAATAAAAGGGTTGTGGAGTGGTATTTCAAATATGGCTTCTTGGATAAAGGACAAGATTACTGGATTTGGTAAGGGTGTCCTTGGAAGTCTGAAATCTTTCTTCAAAATTCATTCACCATCACGTGTAATGCGTGATGAAATTGGTCGGTACTTAGTCGAAGGTATTGGCGTCGGAATTGATAAATACTCGGGATCGGCCTTTGATGCGATGGACGTGCTTGGATCAGGAATTCAGAAGCGTGTGCCTGCCCTAGACCTAGGATTCGCTAGTGCGGGTGGTGTTGCAGCGTCGGTTGTGAAGCATCAAGTGCAGGCCGTAGCAAGTACGAACCAATCTTCGGAAGTTGGTACAAGTAGTAAGGTGCTTAACCTGTTGCAGCAGATTGCTGATAAGTCGACCGTGATTAACGGCTCAAGCGTGATGCCAGCGTTGGCACCATTTGCTAGTTATCAGCAGCGCAATCGTCAAGCAATTTCGGACAGAGGGGGTGCTGTGAGTGTCCAGATTTGATTATGGATTTACCTTCAATGGTAAGCACACATATCGAGACTTCGGACTCATTCTCCTGACGAAGACGATTGGTTTTTCTGACCGTTCACCAGTGCTCATCCGACCGCCATACAGTAATACGCCGATTGATCAGTCCAACCTATACGGTCACACCATTTTTGGTGACCGCGACGTTAAAGCCGAATTTTTGCTGCAAAACGCAGATTCGATGTCGAAAACCGAGCTGGCTGGGAAGCTGACATCTGTTGCAAATTGGATTCAGGGTAGCATGGGCCGACAGCCGCTAATTGATGATGTTGAGCAGGCATATTACTACATGGGTGAACCTGTGAAGGCAATTGATTGGAATGAGTTGTTGACTGCCGGTCAACTGACCATCGATTGGACATGTAACCCATATCGAATTGCGGTAAACGCTGAGGGCAATCAGCGGTGGAATGACCTAAATGCTGATATGGATGTCGCTCAAAATGTGCAGTTTGACGTGCATGGTGAATCAGCGATTATGCTGATTAACGCTAGTACTGAGCTGGTTCAACCTGTTATCACAACGACTGGAAGCGTTGTGATCAATATTGCTGGTGTGGACTTCTCGTTTGAAGAAGGAACACATCTGCCGCTCAATCAAGTCTATCCTCTTACGCTCAAGCAAGGGGTTAACTACATTCGGGTATCTGGTGAGGGTACCGTGAATTTCAATTGGTACAAGGAAGTGATTTGATGTATCGGGTTCTTATGAGGCACGGGTGGGAGGGCCAAGAGTATTTGGTACATTCGGACATCGGTAATGGGCCGCGGCTGATGGCGGCGAAGATTGCTAAATCTGTGACATCATTTGATACGTTGACGTTGACAGCAGACCCGAGCAATGTGCTGTTCAGTGCAGAGCCGCTGCAGACATTCATTCGGGTAGTGCGTACCGACAAACAAAAACAGTTGTTTGAGGGCCGCATCTGGACGTTGCAACCGGGTATGGCGACCGATGGGACTATCACGAATGAATTCACTGTGATGGGCTTGGAAGACCTATTGCATGATTCTGTGCAACCATGGAAAGAGTACCGGAACGTCTCACCAAAGAATTTTCTGCAGTCGCTGATAACCGAGCACAACAAGCAAGTAGAATCATACAAGCAAGTTAAACTCGGTATTGTGACTGTTACTAACACTACAGACAATGTCTATAGGTTTACGGATGATAGCAAGGATACCTATGACACCATTCAGGATAAATTAGTGAGTCGTCTTGGTGGTGAAATTCGTATTCGCCATGAGGCCGACGGCTTGTATCTAGACTACATGCCACAGATATCTGAGCAATCAAACCAAGTAATTCGCCTCGCGTCAAACATGATGAATCTGACTCAGAAGCTTGACCCAACTGCTGTGGTTACCGTATTGAAGCCACTTGGTAAAGCGGCTGACCGCACGAATACAAGCAGCACGGCCACCACAACTGAAACGTCGACGCCAAGGCTCACAATTGAGAGTGTGAACGGTGGTAGTCCTTATTTACGAGATGAAAAACTGATCAGTCAGTTTGGCGTGATTACGGTCTCGCAGAATTGGGATGATGTCACTGATGCCAAGAACCTGATGGCGAAAGGGCAAGCAGTTCTCGACGCACAGAATCCGGTTAAGCAGCAGGTGCAAATTGCAGCTGCGGATTTGTCGTTTGGCAACAGCGCAATTGACGACTTCCAGTGTGGCAACTACAACCGCATTGTGAATCAACTATTGGGATATGATCAAACACTGCGAATCGTCAGTCAGGATATTGACCTATGTGCTCCTGGCAGTTCTACGCTTCAAGCGGGGGATGTCATGCTAACACAGGAGGAATATGTCCGGCAGCTTACGGCTACAGCTAAAAATGCTCAGGAGATTGCTACTGCACATAGCACACAAATTGCATCGCTAAGTAGTGAGGTGACTAGTTGGACTGACCAGCAGGATAATTTTGCGGAATCAGAGAAGGCACTGAAAGCCTTGCGTGCACAACCAACGGTGAAATTAACGACCGTGGCAGGAGCGCTTCAAATCAATTACACGATTGTTCCAGGGGCTATCAGGGCAGACACGTATACTCCCGAATTGTCGGCTGATCAGAATGATTGGACGCCAGGAGACGCGATTGCCACAACAACAGGGACGTTTTATCTCTCCGAAGTGGGAGATTTTTATGTGCGAGTTAAAGCAACACTTGATGGTTATGACAGCTCATATAGCCCAGCTGCTCGAGTTGCTGTGACTAACGAATAGAGGTGATATGAATGGCAAATGATAACGGTAGTCTGGATTGGACCAAAGACAAGCAGACCATTACAGTACAAGTCGATTATGAGGACCCGACACCAACGCCGCCTCTGGAAGTCATTCCTGATGAGGATGGACTTACACAAGCCGCAGAAACGAATGCTCACCAATTGGCTTCGAAAACATGGTTAAAAGACATGCGTGCCTCGATTGCACAGTGGATTCTGTTGTGTGGGTATGTGCTTAGCAAGTCTGTGCAGACAGCACATGAGTTGGGCGTCGATATCGCAAATTTTAAACAAACAATGAGTTCGCGGCAGGCTGACGTTGAGAAACGCATGACGTCGCAGGAAACAACATACACTGACCTGATCAAGAAGTTGACTGATGCTGACAAAGGCGACGCCGCGGCTGAGGTCATTGCGGCCCGTGACAGTTCAATCTATGGCGCATTTCCACTGCTTGATGACCGGCTAGAAGCACTTGAGGCTGCTATTGCACCATATGTAGCTAACACCAGTACGACAGCCACGCTGCCAGTTAATCTAGGACGTCAGGTGCCGATTAGCGTTACGTACTACGAGTATGCATTGGGCATGGAACCGGAAGGATTAGGCACAGGCCCTTATGGCTTGGGTGGGAGTGTACCAGTTGATGTGGCCGCAATCGCGGTTACTTGGCCTGATGCTGATACCGCCCAGGTCGCATTGCCGGTGATTTATAAAGACATTGTGACCAAGGGTAGTGTGACCACAATGGCTGATGGTTCGTGGACAATCAGCCATGGCTATAAGACTTTACGCTTTGTCGCAGATAATTAGGAGGTCTAGTAATGGCAGATTTAAAACTAACGCCAATCCAAAACGGAATGCCTTCGGGCGGAGATGTAATTGGCACAAACTTTGATTTAGTTACAAAGGCGATTAATGCTAACGCCGCTACGGGTAGCAATGATTGGTCAACTGATGGGATGACCCTTGTCAATGGCGCCCAATTGGCTGCAGGTGCTTGGATGGGGTATCGGGTGCTGCAGCTAGGCACAGA